CTTTTATCAAACTAACTTCAACGCTTTTAAGATATATGGGAATGCCTGAGCATGCTATTCTATGGTTTGAGAACATAAGATTTGATTGGAAGATGGTTTACCGTAACGCATTCGGAACAACTGTTTTGAGAGGGCATGAAAAACAATTTAGCGGGAACCCTTTTACCATATGTGAAAACACTATTGGAAACCTATCTTTGTGTTTTAGTCTATTTGATTACAAGGACTTTCAATATGGTTTGTTTAAAGGAGATGATAGTGCCGTTTGTTGCAGAAATTGCGTCTTATTACCTGACGCACGTAAGATCATTAATTACACCAACCATGGGTTGAAATTACACAACTCGAATGTTGGTGAATTTGCCGGTTGGGTTTTGACCAACAGAGGCATCTTCCCTGATGTTTTAAGATACACGGCCAAATTTTTGTCAAAGAATTATAGAGATAAACAACACTTCGAAGAAGCATTACAATCAGTGCAAGAAAGATGTTCTGCAGTCAAAACTGAGGTTCAACTTTATGAAGGTTGTGTTATACTAGCAGAATTTTATAAACAACAATTCAATAATACAGAAATTAACCATGATCAAATGAGATTATTATTCCATTTTCTTAAATCTAGTCGTAATATGCAATTCACTGATTTGAGTGAATGTAACAAATTGATTAATATAATCAGTTAACCCTTTAGATTCTGCTTCACTTACCCATAATATTATTCTCCTACCTAAAATATTCATATATCAATTCTTTCATTAATAATAATCACTTATTTATTATTTATTTATAATAACTATTTATTCGACCATTATCACAATGACCACTGTCGTCGCTAAAGTTGCTGGTTCCGAAATATGCTGTGAGACTGCTGAAGGTGCTGCTTTCGTTAAGAAGTACACCCACCCACCGACAACTATCCCTGATAGCTACAGAGGTATCCCTGATGCATCGTCACCAAATGTTGTTTGTATTGAAGTTAAAGGTGAGAACCAAGTACCTCCAATCCTTACTTTCCCCGCATCAGCTACCGCTACTCTTACCAACAACCCTTCAACCATGCTTTTTATCCACCCATCAGGTGGTAAAGTCGCTACTTACAATTTCCTCGCTGCAAATATATCTGGTCAGCAAGGTTATATACAACCCATGAACTTTGCCGCGAACGGTTCTGTGTATCCGGCCACCAGCAATTTGTGCCCCCCGGCTTGCTTAAACTCAGGTTACAATTGGAAAAACTTCATCAATGATGCTGCTTTGACACGAACTAGTTATAAATCTGAAACTTTATACTTGAATGCGACTGACTTTAACAATCAAGGTCAGATTACCACCGCCAAGTTCAAACATAATATCATTGCAGTTAACAACGCTGCTACTCTTTTTGAACAACACGCTAATGATAAAGCTTCTTTGCATTCATTGTATCGTGCTCTTGGTCATAAGATCCCACTGCCTAAAGTCCATGATGATGACGGTTACGAAGTTATCAGAGCTAATGTATCTTCAGGAGGTCCCACCTTCGGATATGGAATTCAAGTCTTGCAACTTGGAATTAATAACAACGGTCCGGTTTCTCAACTGTTTAGCTCACCCATGTTCTTTTTGAGCGGTATGCTTCCGCAAACATCATCTGCCGTGTTGACCATGAGTTCTAAAGGATCCACACGTATGTTGAGAGAAGGTGCTTTCGTTGTCCATCAGAATATTGGACCCATTTCTGATTGGGCTCCAATACCTTCAGAGGGTGTTGTTCTTGACCCTGTTGCTAACAACCCCAATGGCGCTGTGGTCAGTCTAATACGTGTGAATTATTCGAACTCTTATCAATATGCTCCGTTATATTCTGATACCACCACAGCCGGTACCGGATTGGCCTCGTGGAATAGTTCTGCATTTGATACTCCTTGGAACAATCTTGATTGGGCTATAACTATTTGTGAAGGTATAACGGTACCTGGCACAACCGGCACGACTTTATCTTCTGTACCCTATATAAGTGTCAAATCTTTTGCTGGTTTGGAGGTTCAACCACAGATAAGTAGTTCATTACTACCGTTTCAATCTATGTTACCCAAACCTGACCCGGTCGCTTTACAGATGGCTGCAGGAATATTCCATGAGAGACCTGATTCACTACCAGCAAG